CTTCCATTTTTACAAAATTCCCTTATGAATTGTTTTGAATAGGCATTTGAGTTGGAAAGGTAGGTGGTTTTAATGGCAAAAGCATCAAAGCCTGTGGAAATAATAGCAAAGCATTTGACAAAACAAGAAATTGAAGAAAGAAAACAAGCAGAGCAAAAATTGAAAGGTAATGATGATTTGGTTTATAAAATTCCACAATGTCTTTCTAAGGAGGAGAAAAAGATTTATAAATTTTTGATTAATGAATTACAAGCAAGTGGAATATTATGTAACTTAGATATTACGATTTTAGAAATTACAGCAAATGCAATTGCTAGTATGAGAGAATGTACAAAATTAATTAATAAATATGGAGTTGTTATTACAAAAGAAAATGGTGATATGATTAAGAACCCTGCTTGTACAGCTTATAAAGACTACAATGCTATATTTAATAAATGTTGCATAGAAATTGGTTTATCTCCATCGGCAAGAACAAAATTAGCGAATATAAACGTACAAGCACAGGAACAAAAGGATGACCCAGTATTAAAAATATTAAATAGAAGTAGTGATGCTTCATGATTTTAGTAGACCGTGCAATTAAATATGCAACAGATGTTGTGGATGATAAGGAAATTACAACATGGGAAGTAAAAAAACAATGTGAGATATTCTTAGATGATTATAACAATAGACAATATCAAAGCGAATTTGGATTTTACTTTGATAAAGATAAGCTAAAAATTATAAATGATTTATTAAAATTAATGAACTTTGCTACTGGGTTTGTAGCGGGTAAACAAGTATTGGAATGTTTAGCACCGTTTCAATGCTTTTTTATTGTAAATATTTTTGGCTGGAGATTTAAAGACAATAAAGATAAATTTAGATATAATGATAATACTTTATTTATTGCCAGAAAGAATAGTAAAACGGCAACTATAGCATTAGTGTTTATATTATTAATGCTAACCGAACAACAATATAGTGAATTTTATAGCATATGCCTTACAAAAGAGTTAGCATCTGAAATTAAAAAAATTATGGCACAAATAATTAATGCCAGCCCTTTAATTAAAAAGTATTTTACTATAAGTTTGCCTAAAACAGGGCGAATTACTTGCAACTTAACTCATAGTTATTTTGAACCCAGGGTAAGCGAAGCAGGCAAAAACAATTCCATAAGGCCTTCTGCATTTGTTTCGGATGAACACGCTAATTTTACTGAAAACAGTAATTTTACAGCAATGCAAAGTGGGCAAAAGAATGTTATAAACCCTTTGGTTTTCAGGACCACAACGGCATATGCAATTAATAATTCTATTATGGAAGAGGATTTAGATACTATTAGAAAAGTGTACCATGGCGTGGTCGATAATGAAAGAATGTTTGCCTTAATATACTATGCGGATAAAGAGCATATATGGGATGATATAGGGCTACAGCAAGCTAATCCATTAAGGCTCAAAGAGAACTACGATATAATGCGCGAAGATAGAGCAAAAGCACTTGTGCAAGATAACTTGAAAGAAACGTTCATAACGAAGACTTGCAATGTGTTTATACAAGAAAATAGTGAAGAAAAATATATTAATATTGAAGAATGGAAGAAATGCTGTGTTGAGACTATAGATTTTGTAGGTAAAGAGGTTGTAGTTGGTGTAGATTTATCTATTTCAACAGATTTAACGGCTATAAGCATTATGTATAAAGAAAACGGCAAGTATTATCTTCATAGCAAAGGTTTTTTGCCGAGTGAAACATTAGACCAAAGACGAGAAAAGATAGATTACAGGCAGTATGCAAGGGCAGGCTACTGTGAAATACATGAGGGTTATATTATAAATTATACAAAAATAGAAGAGTATATAAGAAATATTGAAAGCACTTATAACTGTAAAATTAAACGTATAGTGTCAGACCCTTACAATGCTGTGCAAATGATGGAGAGTTTAGCAAAGGACTTTGATGTTTTGATACTGAAACAAACCTACACCAATTTGTCTGCCCCTACGAAGGCTTTTAGGGACGATGTTTATAAAGGCAATGTAATTTATCAAAAGAATAAATTACTTGATTGGTGTGTAAGCTGTGCTACTTTGCAAAAGGGTAAAAGCGAAGATGTAATGTTGGCAAAAGAAAATAAAAATAAGCAGAGAATAGACTTGTTAGTTGCCTCAGTATTTTGCTATAGCCAATTATATTTGGATGATAAAGTAGATTTGAATAAATATATAACTGATGATTACCTTGAAAAGTTAGGGTGGTGATAAAATTGAAAAGGTTTAAAAAGTTTCTTCTAAAAAATTTAGAAGATATTTTTATTTTTTGTGGATTATTTTTAATCAATATACCTTTTTATATATGGCATTGGTACATTGGCATAGAAGTTACAGGAACAATACTTTTATTATTGGGGGTTTACTTTGCAAGACATCCAATTAAGGGATAGAAAGAAGGTGAATAAATGGGGATTTTCAGGCGAACACAAGAGAATAGAGATATAAACGGTTATAGCAACGAAGAATTTTTAAGGCTATTAGGAATTAATACAGTGGATGTAAGCAAAGACAAATTAGGCGAGATAACATACTTTACTTGTTTAAAATTGCTGTCTGAAAGTGTTGCAAAGTTGCCTTTAAAATTATACAAAGAGACAGCAAACGGTAAAGAGAAAGCAACAGACCACTATTTGTATTCTCTAATGAAAACAAGACCCAACCCATATATGTCAAGCTGGAGTTTTTGGACAACAATTGAATTGAACAGAAACCATTATGGAAACGCCTTTGTTTATATTGATACTGCGAATAGAGGAAAAAATAGAGGCAAAATAAAAGGCTTGTACATATTGCCAAGTGATTCCGTTAAAATTTGGATTGATGATGCAGGAATTATAAGCAAAGATAATGCAATTTGGTACATTTATAAAGATAAGCAAGGTAAAGAATACAAAATAAATCACCAACAAATATTACATTTTAAAACAAGTATTAGTTTAGATGGAATTACTGGATTAAGCGTCCAGGATATTTTAAAAGTATCAGTTGAAAACGCGCAAGCTGGAGAAAAATTTATTAATAGTTATTTTAAAAATGGATTATTTGCAAAAGGATTGTTGCAATATACAGGAGATATATCAGACGGTGCAGTAACAAAAATGCAAGATAAATTTGAGAGTATGGCAAATGGAATAAAAAATGCAGGGAGAATACTTCCAGTCCCATTAGGATTTAGTTTTAGCACACTTAATAATAGCATGGCAGACAGCCAATTTTTAGAGCTAAATAAATACACTGCATTACAAATTGCGGCAGCGATGGGGATTAAGCCAAACCAGATAAACAACTATGAAAAAGCCACTCATTCAAATGTTGAATTTGAACAGTCGAGTTTTTATGTAGACACTTTATTAAGCATTTTAACGATGTATGAGCAAGAATTAACATATAAATTGCTTACTGAGGGAGAAAGGGATACAGGCTATTACTTTAAATTTAATGTTGATGCTATGCTGAGAGCAGATTTTGAAACAAGAATGAATGGATATGCGACCGCGGTCAATAATGGGATTATGAAGCCAAATGAAGCGAGAGAAAAGGAAGATTTGCCAACAGATGCAGATGGCAATAAATTAATAGTTAATGGCAACTACATCCCACTTTCTATGGTCGGTAGGCAATGGGATAAGAATAAAAAAGGAGATGAGAATATTGAATAAAGATAAAGAAGTGAGAAACTTCCAAACTAATTTTGAAATAAGAAACGAAGAAGACCAGGAGCAAAAGAAGGTTGTAGGCTATGCCTTGAAGTTTAACAAATGGAGTGAAGATTTGGGAGGATTCATTGAAATTATTGATAGGCACGCGCTTGATAACTGCGATATGGCAGATGTTAGATGCCTTATCGACCACGATTCACAAAAAATATTAGGGAGAACAACCAACAATACTCTTAAATTAGCTGTAGATGACATAGGATTAAGGTTTGAGTGTACCCCCTCCAATACTTCATATTCACGAGATTTAATAACAAATATGAAAGCAGGAAACATAAATCAATGTAGTTTTGGATTTATTCTTAATTGGGATAACAATGATTGTGATACTTGGGAATATGACAAGGAAAGAGATATTTATAAAAGAACAGTAAAAGATATAAAAACATTATTTGATGTAAGCCCCGTTACTTTTCCAGCATACACACAAACCGAATGTGTAGTTGCAGAACGAAAGTTAGAAGACCTACACAAAGAAAAAAATAGAGAACTATTAAAAAGAAAGTTAAAGATGGAATTAGAACTTATGTAGTTGCAACATAAGCTCTTTTTTTATGCTTAAAAATTAAAAAAGAAAGGATGATTTTAATAATGAAAAAGATTGACGAATTAAAGCAAAGCTTAACTAATTTAAAAAATGAGGTAAGAACATTACTTGATTCTAACAAGGTTGAGGATGCTGAAAAGAAGATGCAGGAAGTAAGGGATTTAGAAAAATCAATTAAGCTTCAGGAAGAATTAGATAAGGAAGATGAGAGAGAAGCAGAAGATAAGATGGAAGATAGAAAGGATAATGAGCACGTGGGGAAAAAGAATAATGCCGATATGGAATTCAGAACAATAGGAAAGTTTTTATTAAATAAAGAAATGACTAAAGAGGAAAGGGAAAGCATTAACGTAGGAAACAGTGGAGCAATTTTACCAGAAGCATTTGTAAATCAAGTGCAAGTCTTAAGTAAGGGATTCCCTTCATTAAAAAGATATTGCCACGTTATACCAGTAGCCACTAACAGTGGTAAGATGCCAATTTCAGAAGGCTCTAAGACAAAGAAACTAGCAAAACTTGCAACTGATACTGAAATGGTAAAAGAAATGATTACTACTAAGCCAGTAGATTTTGCAGTTGAAGATTATGGAAAGATTTATCCAATAGAAAATTCAGTATTAGAAGATGCAGGAGTTGATTTATTTAACGGATTATTAGCGCCTGATGTAGCAGAATGTAGTGTAAACAGTGAAAATGAAGAAATAATTAAGATTATTAAAGATAATGCAGTAGAAGGAGCAACAGGAACAGATTACAAGGCAATAACTAAAACTTTAAATACTAAAGTATTACCTTCCTTATTGAAAGGTACAATAATTTTAACTAACCAGGATGGCTATGACTATTTAGATAATATAGAGGATGCAAATAAGAGACCGTTATTAGTGGATTCCCTTGCAGTAGAAGGCGGAAAGACATTCAAGGGTAGAGAAGTAGTAACAATGGATAATACTGATTTAGTACCTACAACAGAAGGTAAAATGCCTTTCTATATTGTTAATCCCTATGCATTAGTAAAATTCTTTGACAGAAAGGGATATGAAATTGCAATAAGCAAGGAAGCTGGCTTTACTTATAACCAGACATTTACAAGAATTGTAGAAAGATTTGATACTGTAAAAGGTGATACAAGAGCAGATTTTTATGTTGAACTATAGTCATGAGAAGGATATTAATTCCTTCTCTTTATTCTAATGAAGGGAAGGATGTAGATGATTTTAACGCTTGAAGAAGCTAAAGATTTTTTAAAAGTGGATTATGACGATGAGGATATTTTTATACAGGATTTAATAAATGCAAGTGAACAATACTTAAAAAATGCAACAGGTAAAACTTTTGATTCTACTAATCAATTGGCTAAATTATATTGCAGTGTCCTAGTAAATGAGTGGTTCAAAGATAGAGGATTAATGCAGGATGCGAAAACATCTGATAAAGTAAGGTTTACCCTTGCATCAATTTTAAGGCAATTAGAATATTGCGAGGTGAACGAGGGTGGCTAAATGTAGATTAACAGAGAGAATAACTATACAAAAATATTCAGGGGAAGTGCAAAATGAAAACGGCTTTGATGAGCCTATGTGGGATGATTATTATGAGTGTTGGTCTAATTATAAAGCTGTAAGTGGCAAAGAATATGAAGCGGCAAAAGCCACACAGACGCAAAATATAGTTACCTTTACAGTTAGATATTGCAAAAAGATAGCAGAGCTTTTAAAAAAAGATGGTACTAAAAAATTTAGAATTAAATATAAGGATAAACTTTTTAATATTGAATATCTGTATGACTTTGAAAACTTACATGAATGGGTAGATATTAAAGCTACGGAGGTATAGTTATGGCTGATGGTATAGAAATTGAAGGCATGGACGAGTTTACAGACATGCTGAAGGACATGACTATTGATGAGGCCGATGAAAAGAAAGCGGTTAGAGAAGCTATAAAACCTATTGCAGATGAAATAGAAAAAAATACAACTAAAAGAACTGGTAAGTTATCCAAGTTAAGTAAAACAGTTAAAAAAGAAGGTTTGGCGACAGTAGGAACAGTTAGGACTAAACAGTTCTATGATATTTTTGAGGAATTTGGAACGAGTACAGCTAAACATAATGTTGGGTACTTTGAAAGGTCTGTAAAGAATACGGAAGATGAGGCAACAGGAATATTAGCAAAAGAATTATTAGACAAAGCAATGTAGGTAGGTGGTGATAATTGGATATAAAAAAATATCTGCTAAAAGTGTTAAACAGCAAAGAAATAATAGATTTGTTGCCGAATAAGCGAGTATATTTTCTCCATGCAAATAATCCTAATAAACAATTATACTTGGAGTATGAAATTGTTAATGAATTTGGGGTTGAGTACAGTGAAGGGAATGAAGCTTTTACTACTTATGTGGTACAAATAGATATATTCAGTACAGGAGATTATACAAAGTTAGAAAATGCAGTTAAAAAAATAATGATACAAAATGGATTCAATAGAGATATGGCAGCTGATTTATATGAAAAAGAAACAGGACTATTTCATAAAGCATTAAGATTTAATATAAGTTTACCGACTAGTGAAAGCTAGTCTTTTTTCATGTGAAAAATAATTTTAAAATTGAAAGGATGGGTTTTAATATGGATGAAAAAGTAGTACCAATAGTGGATTTGAAAAAATTATATGTTGCAAAAGTTTTGACTGATGCCGAAACAACTACCTTCGATACACCCAAGTACTTAGAAGGAATAAAAGAATTAGCATTAAAGCCAAAAGTTAATAGTGATGAGTTTTATGCTGAAGGTATATTATGGCTAAGTGAAACGACACTTGCTAATGTTGATGTGGAAATAGATATTACTGATTTAAAGGAAGAAGAAGAGGCATTTTTATTAGGACACAAGTTGGCAACAGAAGGTGGAATAATAAGAAGCGCCAATGATAAAGCACCAGAAGTTGCTTTATTATATAAATCTATAAAAGGAAATGGAAAAGCTAGATATGGAATAATGTATAAAGGTACATTTAGTGTTGGGGATGAAAACTATAAGGGGAAAGAAGGAAAGGCTAATTATCAAACTAAAAAATTAAAAGGAACATTTGCTCCTTTGCACTCTAACGAAATGTGGAACTATAAAGTAGATGAAGAAGATGGAATGACAGATGAAAAATTCTTTGCTAGTGTAATAATGCCTACAGAGAAAGTAGTAACGCCTTAGGATTATGAGGGCAGAACTTAACCTACCCTATTTTAAAAGAAAGGGTGATGAAATATGTTTGATAAAGTGAGAAAACAAACTATTGGAAATAAAGAATATAGTTTCAAAATGACAAATAAAACAATTAGAAAAATTGATGAAAAATATGAAAATTATGGTTCTATACTTTATGGGCTAATGGAAGGCAAACAATTCTATACAAATGCTTTAAAGTTGGTGAGTATGAGTTGTATTGAGAAAGAATGGGATATAGAAGAATTAGAGGACGCCATGACAGGGCAACAATATCAAGAAATTACTGTATTAGCTGTTGACCTTTATTTCGATTATATGGGGATAAACGAAGAAACTGAGGAAGAGCAGACAGAAAAAGAAGAAGATAAAACTGAAAAAAACTAGATAACCAGTCAAGGTCGGTAAATGATTATTTAATTGATTTTGACTGGCTTTTTTATATTGCAAAGGTGCATTTGAACTATACGAGAGATGAATTTTGGGAAGCTACACACGCAGAAATATACAAGATGTGGAAGGCGCATGTAAAGTTTAATGGTTGGGAAATTAAAAGTGATGGTGAAGAAAACAGCACTACAAATTATAAAAAAGTAAACATTGAAGATATACCTTTCCTATAGAAAGCAAGGTGAGATAATGGCAAATGATACAACTAAAAGAATAACCGCCAAGATGATACTTGATTCAACTTCATTTAATTCGTCCCTTAAAGGGGTAAATTCTGAATTACGCAATACGCAGAGCCAATTAAAACTGGCGAACACAGGCATACAAACATATGGCAGAAGTAGTGAAAGGCTTAAAGATGTACAAGAAAGTCTAACAAAGCAATTAGAGCTGCAAAGTAAAAAGGTAGATATTTATAAACAATCTATAGAAAAAACAGATACTAAAATGCAAGAGAACATAAAAACAAGAGATAAATTAAAAAAATCTCTTGATGAAGCTAATAAAAAATATGATGAAGCGGTAAGGCTATATGGCAAAGAATCCACCGAAGCCAAGAAGGCTAAAGAAGAAGTTGATAGACTTAGTGGGGAGCATAAGAAAGCTGAGAAGGCAGTAGAAGCCAATGCTAAGCAAACCCAAAATTACCAAACTAATCTTAATAAAGCCAGCGCTGAAATGGTAAAGACACAGGGTGAACTTAGAAAAGTTAATGGCGAACTTGATAAAAGTAATAATAAGTGGCTACAAACAAGTGAAACCCTAAAAAAGAGTTCTGACAGACTTACAGACACTGGGGAAAAGATAACTAAAACAGGGAAAACTATAACTACAAAAATGTCTGTACCTTTGGCAGGGTTAGGAGTGGTCGCCCTGAAAACAACCGCTGATTACGATGATAGTATGAGCCAATTGCAGGCGGTAACTAATTCAAGTTCTGAGGATATGGGAAAATTGAATAAAAAAGCTAAAGAGATGGGAATTCAGACACGCTATAGTGCAAAAGAAGCAGCAGATTCAATGGTTGGATTAGGACAATCTGGCTATAATACCAACCAAATTTTAAATACTACACCAGCAGTCCTTAATCTTGCTCAAGCAGGTGCGATCGACTTAACGCAGAGTACAGACATATTAGTATCATCTATGAGCCAGTTTGGTATTGCTACAGAAAAAGCAGGTCATGTGGCAGACGTATTAAGCCTTGGTGCTAACAAAGCTAATTTAGGTGTTGGAGATTTAGGCGAATCTTTAAAATATTGCGGTGCTATGGCAAATACAGCGGGTTGGAGCTTAGAAGATGTGACAGCCGCAATAGGCTTAATGTCAGATTACGGAATTAAAGGGTCGCAGGCGGGCACAATTTTGCGTGGCTCTATAAGCAGACTTATTAAACCTTCTAAAGATGCTGCTGATACCATGAACCAATTAGGTATAAAAACATTTGACAGCACAGGCAAAATGAAGCCGTTGCCTGCCATATTAGATGAAATAAACAAGAAAACCGCCAATTTAACACAGCAACAAAAAATGAATACTCTTGTAACCTTATTTGGTCAAGAGGCAGTGACAGGGATGAACGCATTACTAAAAGAGGGTGGCAATAGTTTAAGGTCATATTCTAAAGAATTGAAAAATGCTGATGGTAGTGCAAAAAAGACAGCTGATACTATGGAAGATAATTTAGGTGGTAGTATGAGAAGCCTTAAATCTGCAATGGAAGGTGCAGCAATAAGTATGGGAACAGCACTCACACCAACAATAAAAAAATTAACCGAACATATTACAGAGCTAACAAGAAAGTTTGCAGAATTAAACCCAAAAACACAAGAAACTATAGCTAAATTTGGGATGTTTGTTGTTGCAGCAGGCCCTGCAATAATAATGGCAGGAAAACTAACTACTGGCTTAGGAAGCATAGCAGGAGGGCTTTCAAAATTAACAGGGTTTTTAGGAAAAACAGCTATAGCAACAAAAGGTGCAACAGCGGCAGCAAAAGGTGCAAGTGTAGCAGCAGGAGCGGCAGCAAAGGGTTTTAGTGCTATGGGTGTAGCTACTAAAATAGGTACAGCATTATTAAATCCTTGGACAATTGGTATTGCTGCGGCAGGAGCAGGAGCAGTCGCACTGCACAAACACTTGAGCAAAGAGTGCGTTCCGAGTGTAGATTTATTTAATTCAAAGGTAAAAACAACAACTCAGACTACAGATGCATATGGCAATAAAATGGACGTAGCAAGTACAAAAACAGTCAACTTTACTGATAGTACTAAAAAAGCAGTAGGCGGATTCGTAGAGCTAAATAATGGTGCTAAAAAAAATCTAACTGATTTGTACGTTAACTCTACAACAATAACAGATAAGACCGCTAGTGAGATGACAGATAAGTACAAACAAATGGGAGAGCAAATAAAAGCAGGAGAGGACCAAAAATATAAAGAGAGATTAGCTGATTATAAAACGTTTTTGAATAACAATAAAACTATGAGTGATAAAGAAAAGGCAGATGCTTTAAAATCCATGGAGGATTCACATAATAAAGAAAAAGCAGAAACTGATGGATATGTAAACCAGATACAAGAAATATTAACGAAAGCTTCTAAGGAAAAACGTTCGTTAACTAAAGACGAGCAGCAGCAAATAAACGGAATTCAGGAAAAAATGAAAACACAGGGCATTAAAACGCTATCTTCTTCAGAAGAAGAAAGTAATGCTATTTTAAGCAGGATGAAACAATATGATATCCGTATTACAGCGGAGCAAGCTTCTGGAATAATTAAAAATGCTGAGAAGCAAAGACAAGGTTCTGTAAACAAAGCTAACCAACAATATAATCAAACAGTTGCTGCAATCGAGAGAATGAGAGATGAAGATAAAACAATAACTAAGGACCAAGCGGACAAAATGATAGCGGAAGCAGAAAGGCAGAAGAAAGAGAGCATTGATAAAGCAGAACAGCAAAAGGACGGTGTTGTGAAGCAAATCAAAGAAATGGATAGTAATTCATTGCAAGATATTGACACAACAGACGGCCATATAATGACTAAGTGGGACAAATTAAAAAATTGGTTTAAAGATAATCCTATTACACGCTGGATAAAAACAAAAACTGATGATAGTGATGCCAGTGCAGGGAAAAATTGGACAGGCACGAATTACTGGCAAGGTGGATTAACGTACTTGCATGATATGCCAGGGAGAAACACCAATTATGAACTGTATGACCTCCCAAAGGGAACAAGGATATATAATCATGACGCAAGTGAAGATTTAGTTACTAGAACTGCTGAACAAGTAGCAACAAAGGTTGCTAATTCTGTTTTGGAAAGCTTTAAAGCACCTAATGGAAATATTACTATTAATATGTATTCTCCTAAGCCTTTGTCTGAGGCAGAAGCAGCAAGGCAATTTGGAAAAGTTCAAAAGAAATTATCACTAGGGATAGTATAAGGGAGTGAGGATATGAAATTAACTTATATAAACGAAAAAGGGTTGAGCTTAGACATTTCATACTCGCCTCCTTATTTTTTGCAAGCTCTAAGTGGAGAAGATGGACTAAAAAACAACATATCAACTAATAGGGCACATAACCAAGATGGTGAAACTGTAATAAATGAAAATCTTGGAAGCAGACATATTGATATAACTGGAGTATTACAAGGAGACACAAAAAAAGAAATATTGGGAAGGAAAGATTTTCTCTATAGACTATTTAACCCTAAACTGGATGGGCAATTGATATATTCGGAAGAAGATACAGTAAAAATTATTAAATGTAAGGTTGAGGAAGCCCCTAAGTTCTCCAACAGAAATGTTTGGAGAAATAAAAATTTTATTGTGAGCTTATTTTGTCCGGATCCATATTGGCTGGATGAATATGAAACAGGTAAGCAAATAAGAACATGGATAGGTGGTTGGAAGTTTAAATTTAAGCTACCTTTTAGGTTTAAACAAAAAGGGGAAACTAAAGTTAACATATTTAATAGTGGCCATGTAGAAACCCCAATAGAAGTTATATTTAAAGGCCCTGCCGTTAACCCCTGCATTATAAACCATACTACAGGGGAATTTATTAAAATAAATAGAGAGTTAACAAGTGATGATACCTTAATAATTACTACTTCATATGGTAATAAGAAGGTGGTAATGGAAAAGAACGGCATAAGGACAAATGCGTCTAAGTATATAGATTTAGATTCTACGTTTTTTAGCTTAGAGGTAGGGGATAATCTTATAGAATATACTACGGAAAGTTTAGAGCCGCAGAGTGTAGAAATAAGATATAGAAACAGATATTTAGGAGTATAGGAGGTGTTAAGGTGGAATACTACGGCTTTTTTAATGGCGACCAGGATTATGGGCAGGATGAATTTAATCGCTACTTTGATAATATATATGAAAGTGGTGTAAGTGTAGAAAATGATAATATGACATTAGGAGTAACTAAAACTGCCAATGGGGTTACAGTTGATAAAGGTTTTGCTATCATAAAAGGCTTTTATCTGTATAGTGATACAGTAAAAACAATTAATATCAGTAGAGACACCAACTATGACAGGATAGATAGAGTAGTTATTAGATTAAATCTATCTGATAGAAAAGTATCTATAGAGCTTAAACAAGGTACTCCAGGGAGCGCTCCAATTGCCCCCACACTGCAAAGAGATAACTTAATATATGAATTATCCTTAGCACAAATAAAAGTGCCTAAAAGCGGCGATTTTGCAATAATGGATGAACGTTTTAGAGAAGATTTATGTGGGGCTATAAGACCAAAAAATCTTACCGAATTTAATACTATGATTAAGGGGCTTCAAAAACAATTTGATGATTGGTTTGCTAAGCAACAAGGCCAGGGATGGAGAACTATATATATACAAAGTGCACAGCCAACAGGGAGCGTGGTGAGTGGTTCATTATGGATATAAGGATTTTTGATAAAGATATAAATTTTTTAGGAGAAGTAGATAACTTTACTTCTCTTTTTTATATTTCAAAATGGGAAACCTATGGAGAATTTGAATTTCATATTAAAGATTTTAATAGGGAATTAATCAAAAAAGGCAACATAATAATGCTTGATAAGGATGGAACTAGAGCAGGAGTTATAGAACACTTTGAAATAAACCAAGAAAATGATGAGGATATAGCTGTAAAGGGGTTTAGCTTAGGATATTGGCTTAGTAATAGAATTACAGTACCACCAGTAAGTTATGCATATCACGCCTTTAATACTAATGTAGAAGATATAATGATAGCACTTGTTAAAACTAATGCAGTGGATCCAGCGAACGTTAATAGGAAAATACCAAATTTAATTGTAGAGCCTTCTAAGAGTAGAGGTATAAAGTTAAATTTCCAAACGAGGTATAAAAACTTAGATGAAGAATTAACTAAGTTGTCTAAAACAAGTAGCTTGGGTTGGAACATAGTCCTAGATTATAAAGCTAAAAAGTTTATATTTAAAGTATTGGATGGTAAGGATTTAAGCACAGAGCAAAGCACTAATCCTCCACAAGTTTTTAGTGTGGATTATGATAATATTCGTAAGCAAAATTACTTAGAAAGTAATATAGGCTATAAAAATATGGCTTATGTGGCAGGACAAGGGGAAGGAGTAGAAAGAGAAATTGAGCCACTTAACAATGACTTTAGCGGATTTGATAGAAGAGAAACCTTTATTGATGCAAGAGATATTGAAGAAGGCGGAAATTTAACAGATAGAGGGAAAGTAAAACTTTCAGAAACCCCACAAATTACTACGTTTGAGTGTGAAGTAGAACCTATAGGTTATAAAGCCAATTGGAATTTGGGAGATATAGTGACTACTATCAATAAAAAATTAGGCTTAGTAATGCATAATAGAGTTGCAGAAGTTAGAGAGGTATGGGAACAAAACGGATATAAAGTAGAGCCAACCTTTGGTACTTCTTTACCAACACTTGGAGAAAAAATAAAGCAAACACAAGATACACCTTTACAGGAGAGCGTTCAAGGCCCTCCTGGAGAAACAGGAGAAAAAGGAGAAAGAGGACCGCAAGGATATAATGTTCAATATCTTTGGAATGGGACTCAACTTGGCATAAAAAGAGAAGACGAAACTTCTTATACTTATGTGGATTTAAAAGGTGCTAAAGGAGATACAGGCCCTAAAGGAGAGCAAGGCGTTAAAGGAGATAAGGGCGTACAAGGAGAACGAGGGTTACAAGGTATTCAAGGGTTGCAAGGTCCACAAGGTCCACAAGGCGAAAGGGGTTTACAGGGCTCTAAAGGTGAGAATGGCTATACTCCAGTCAAAGGTATAGATTATTTTGACGGCCCAAAAGGAGACAAAGGAGACGTTGGCCCTACGGGACCAGTTGGGCCCAAAGGTGCTCAAGGCCCTAGAGGCGATACAGGGATCCAGGGCATACAAGGTCCTAAAGGTGATAAAGGGGATATTGGTCCGCAAGGTCCAAAGGGAGTCCAAGGGCCTGCTGGAAATGGGCAGTCCTATGTGGTCTTCCAAAAATACTTCATAGCTACAGAAGGGCAAAAAATATTCTCTTGGAATGATGGATATGTATACCCGATAGGTATTAACGCTATAGCAGCTTATATAAATGGCACTAGAGTTGGTAATAAAGCATTTAAGGAAACAAGTGGGAGCTCCATTGAGTTTATAAATGCCCTTAGTAATGGAGACAATGTTTTTATTGAAGCAATGCAGGCAGTAGTAGATTTACAAGGTCCTAAAGGAGATACGGGTGCCAAAGGAGAGCAAGGGATCCAGGGTGCTCAAGGTGTTAAAGGTAACACTGGCGCACAAGGCCCAAAAGGAGATATAGGAGCAAAAGGGGCAACTGGCGCTAAAGGGGACCCAGGAAATTCATTAGAATTTACTTGGAACGGTACCCAACTAGGTGTAAGGGTTCAAGGTACTGCAACTTATACCTATGTAGATTTAAAAGGCGCGAAGGGTGACAAAGGTATACAAGGTATACAAGGGTCTAGAGGCGATATTGGTCCGCAAGGCCTAAAAGGAGACAAAGGAGATGCTGGCGCTCAGGGACCCAAGGGAGATATAGGAGCAAAAGGAGACCCAGGAACAACTGATTATAATAATTTGTTAAATAGACCGACTTCATTACCTGCTAATGGTGGCACTGCGAACTGCATAAGCTTTGTTGATTCAAGAAATGTAGACGATAAGCCCTCGGGGATAACAAATAGAAAGCTAACATGTGCATTTAAATGCAGGACAAGTGTGGGAAATCCACCAACAGGTGCAAGCGGAACGTATGTATTTATTCTAAATGTTGTTGGATGGAATGGCTTTGAAGGCAGTGGCGGATGGCCAATACAAGTTGCATTTGGTACAGAGGGAATCGCTTACAGGCAGGCTATTAATGCAGATACTTGGGGTAGTTGGGTAAAGGTATCTAACCTAAAAGATATTCCCACAAGGCTAAGCCAGTTTGAAAAAAATATTAATTTTGATGAAAGATATTATACAGAAAGTGAAATAAATACACAATTGAATACTAAGGTTGATAAAGATGGAATAGGATTAAAAAATGCAAATGATTTACCTTCAACATGGTCAAAAGGAATATACTGGAGTGAAGTATATAATAATGGCTTTCCTTGCATTTATGGTAATTGTTTAACTATAAAATCATCTGTTGCAATCACACAACTGTGCCTTGAATGGAAAGGTATAGATGCCACTATTGGTTCTATGTGGATAAGGAATAAAAGAGATACTGGAAGTGATGCATGGAGTTCATGGAGGGAATTTAGCTTTGCAGATCATAAGCATAGTAAATCACAAATAACAGATATGCCGACTAAGCTTAGCCAGTTTCAGAATGATATTGGCGCAGGTGGAGGAACGAATATAATTAAATCGCCCACACAGCCTACAGGAGTTACATCAGGCACAATATGGATATAAAGGAGGAAATAAAATGGCACAAACAATAAAAAGACCTTTCAGAAGCTTCAATGGGACTGATTGGGACAAACATTATTTTGAAACCAGTGCCGATCAGGTAAAAATGAATGACGGTACTAATGTTGAAGCTAAAGTTACACAGCATTTGGCAGATAACACGGCACATCAAATAGGTGATAAGGCAGCATTAAAAACTACCGCTAAAAATTCAATAGTAGCAGCAATAAATGAACTTTTTACAAATGCCAGTAATGGAAAAAATAAAATAGCTACCGCAATTACTGGCAAGGGTGTTTCTGCAAGCGGTAGCGATGCATTCTCCGTTTTAGCAGGGAAAATAGGACAAATAGAAGTGGGGGATTATAAAGTTGGGGATGTAGTTCAATCGCAGAAATACGTGCAAACGCATTTGCAGAAAACTTTATCTGCTGAAAGTTTTGGTAACTATGATAGAAGCTTTATGAGTGATAGAGATTTCTCTTTATGGACAATTGAGAATTTAGGAACTTCAGGTAAGGTAAATAGGACAACACTATATTCACAAGAAGAGCGTATTTATGAACACCCATCAGAAATGCTGTATTCATTGATACAGCGTGAAAGTGATGGAACAGTGTTTTGTGGAAGCTCTCTGGGTTCAGTAATAGCACTTTCTATATATCCATCTACTATGGAGTATGTAGCTACATGGGATTACAAAGTTTTTTCAGATTCTACAGTATTTAGTATGCTAATAGATAGAACTAACGATTCAATATTATATTTAGGTGCAGATAATCCTTCTAATACAGTATGCAAAGTTCAATTATTCAACCCATCAAAAGTATGGAGCATCCCTGAGCAGGGACGTATACAACAACTTGTACAAGGCAAATCAACAAAAATTTATGCTACAATACAATATGCTAAGTTTTTTAGTATATATACCCAGGATGGAGTTAGGTCAACTAGTATATCATTTCCTTACGAGGTAACGTGTTTGGCAGTTGGAGAGGATGAGACTATATATCTTAGCACAAAAAACAAAGACTTGTATGCTTATAATGGGAATTCCAGAAAGTGGCGTAAGCCGTTACCCTATAATATTGCTAGCATGGTTATAGGGAAAAATGGTGTGCTTTATTTTTCAACAGAAGAAACTCCATCAAATTTATATGCAATGAGTTCATTGGGCGGAGAACCTATATTATTATTTTCATCAAAATCAATTATAAAAGATCTTCAAATAAACAAATACGGCATGATTAAATTTAAAAATAGTACCGAGATGGCTATGTCTGTTCCGCTTAATGATATGCCTATAACGTTAATTTAAAGGAGGATTTTTATGTATATATTTTACAATGAGTTTAATGATGTAACATTGATATGGTATCAAGTACCAACCAGTGAGGTATTAAAAAGTATAAATATGCCTTATTTTATACTCGATTCGGCTATAGAAAAGGTTGAAAACAGGGCCGGGTTCACTACAAAAATGAAATGCGATCCAGAAACGAAAAAGGTTTGGTATGAATATGTAGAACGACCAAAGTCTCCTGAAGAAGAAAAAGAGCAAAGATTACAAGCATTGGAAGTTGCAATGGCTAATATATTAGGAATGTAGGGAGGGATAAGTTATGCCAACATGGAAAAAAATTATTTTTGTTAATGCTGTAAAGACAAGAATGGAACAAGAGAACAGAACAGCAGAGGACATAATAAAGGAATATACAAAACTTACAGATGAAGAAAAGACAGAAATTTTAGCTACAATAAATATGAAGTAAAATTCAAAAAGCAAAGATGGACCGAAAAGGTCTTTTTTCTTTGCTTTTTTAGAGGATGAATAGGTCTAACAGCCTGTAAATAAAGGCTCTAGGGACGTTTAAAGCGGGAACATTTATGTTCCAACGAGAGCAAAATTGGAGGTGCAAAATGAGTGAATATGATGGAAGGCTTTGCGAACAAAAGCATAAAGAAATAGACGAAAAATTTAAAGAACAAGGGGGGACTCTTAAAGAACATGATGGAAGAATTGGTAAGATGGAGCAAGATGGTAGAGAATCCAAAACACAAACACAGAACTTATGCGAAATTGTTAAAAGTTTAAATGCAACAATGCGGTGGTTTATGGGCTTAATGGTAGGAAGCTTTGTAGGCTTCTTTTTTTATGCAGCACAGCGAGGATTATTAAAATAAAGGAGGAAGATATTTTGAACATTGAAGAAAAACTATTGAAGAATAATAGACCAAGAACAGCTTTACACCCTGTTGGCATAGTAATCCATAGTACCGCAAATGTGGGGACAACAGCCCTTAATCATTATAATTATTGGAATAATAATCCTAGCGCAAAATCTTCAGCCCATTATATTGTAGATTGGAATAAGGTGTTAAGACTTATTCCCGAAAGTGAGAT